TTTGACCTTGTTGCGCCTTGTATTCATCTTTATAATCTTTAGATGTCTTAGGCTTTGGCTTGGCTGTAGGTACTTTTGGCTCTTTAGCTTTATCGTATTCGTCTTTAGCAGCCTTAAACGCTGGACTTAGTTTATGAGGATCTTTATAGCCTGCTTTTGCTCCAGTTTTAAAAGAGCTGGCACCGGACTTGACTGCAGCTTTTGCCGCTTTAGCACCAGTTTTAATAGTTTTCTTAAAATTATCGAACTTTTCGCCTTCATTAAGTTGAACGCCTGCTAGTTTAGCAAAATCACTTATACTATAATCTTTATCTACTGGCATAGTGCCTTCTGGAATATCAGAAACACTTTCTTCTAAATGATTTACTGTTAAATCTTCAGATCCAACGGATGCTTTTCCTGAAGCCATTTCAGTAAGCTTGCGTATATCTTCTGCAGGATCTGCAGGATCAATTTCAAATAGTTTTTGCTGGAGAGCATGATAGTCCATTATCTCTTGCCTGAAGCTTTCGCGGCATGTACTGCTTTACGGTGTGCAGCTGATTTGAACTTTTTCTTACCTTCTAATTTTAAATGTAGTTCTTCTTTGTAAGATTCTTTCTTTTTTGATAACCGGTTCATAGCTTTTTTTGCTCTAGCCGCCTTGTCCATATGACCATGATAGAAATCTGACTTCATATCCCCAACCTCTTCAGGTGATTTTCCGCTTGTGTCTATTCCTGACTTATCGAAATTTGCAAGGTCTGATTTTTTATATTGTTTCTTGAGCTTTCGCTTCATCATCACTTTACCGGCACCTTTAAATGGACCTTCGTTAGTTGATTCATTAGTTGCATTGCAATTACAATGCTTGCATGTCGGAGGACATCCACAGTCTTCTGCTTTAACATCTGCGCCACAGCATTTGTCTGAACAGTGTGTGTCTTTTTTTGCTTCGCCTACTACAACAGCTTCGTCTGCTAGTCCACTTTCCTCATAGTCCATATGATGATAAACACTACCGAGCATGTCTGCTGCTTTGGTAATTTTGGATTGTACCCAACCTTCTAAGCCTTCTGCTTCACTTACACCTTTGAGCATGTCATGTAGCTTAATTGCATATTTGGCAGACTTATAAAGGTCAGCACGAGCCATTTGTACTTCGTGATCACGTTCGGCAATATCTGCTAATTCGCCTAATCCTTCAGTAATCTCTTTTTCTCTCATCTTACAGTTCCCGTTATTCTATATGTATTTATCGTTTAATAGCTTTGCCGCCCATAACGTTGGCCTTCATATCTAGTGCGTTTTTAGCAGTTCCGTCTGCTTTAGTAGCTTGGGGAGCCTTAGGTGCACCGTACTTACCTTTTTTAGTTTTAACAGTTGGATTTGCTACTACTGCCATACTACTTGCGTTAGTGCCGCCTGCTGTTGCTTCTTCGTCTAATATTTCGTACATTTTCATAATAATATTTATCCTTATTATTTTCTTTTGCCACGAAATCTACGTACATGACCTGTGTAGAATATCATAGTATACCAAGGATTGTGCCTATGCATTTTACGAGTATATTCCCAAGCTACATTATCTTGGTCTACCCATACTACATGATAACCTCTCCATCTACGTGAAGGATACCATTCAATACTACCGCCGTCTTTAATTAATTTTTCTAGTGTCCAAAAGTAACAGTTGTTCTTGCTAGTAAATAGTCTCATAGGCCAAAACCAAAAAAAGACTGCCATAAGCAGTCCTGTGTTTAGTAACTTCATGATAAAAATTTATTCTCTTTAAGATACTGATATATCTTAAAATGTCCTTCTCTATTTGGATGGTGTCCATCTGGCCACATTATAGACTCTTTAGTATATAGTTCCCATAAATTATTTTGTGCATATATTCTTTTTACAGCTTTTTTGTTTGTGTTGTGTTTACTGATAGTACTAAGATGATGTACAAACATTACATCGTGTTGCTTACTATTAGGTACAAGTAATTCTAATATACTAGGTATTGCTATTTTAAGTTGTGTGTCTTTTAGTAAATCACTTGTTACTTTAGATAATCCTCCTATTAAATATACCTGACCAAGTATTTTATTGTTTATACGAGATATATCAGCAATAAATTCACGTAAATTATTGTTATGCATCTCAACATAATCTTGGTACGAGTAAGCTTTATCCCATATTTTGCCTCTCTCAATATTACGAAGAGTATCGGTTACTATAATAAAGGTTGCATCATATGGTTTATATGGTTTAGAATCATCTTCAACTTCTTTATCTAGTAAGTGTTTCTTTCCTTGCATTCTTATTTGATAATGTATAGTTTTGAGACTAGCCCCAGGTACAGAAACATTTTTTACCTCATGATTATCTTGTGTTAGATATTCTTCTAAACCTTTATGGGCAACAGCATCATGTCTTCCTTCTAATAGACGATTATATTCTTTCCATTCGCCGCAGCCCCAACTATCCCCTGCTAACAATATTCTCATACTAGTAATTATTATTTTTTAGAACGACCGCTCTTCATGTTGGCACACCAGTGATACATTTTACGCTTTTCACCACTTGCGCCTTTGGCACGTTTGCGTAGATCAGTTACTGAGCCTTTACAACTAGCACCAGACTTTTTAACTCTACCTGGACGACTTTTGCCTTTTTTCTTACCGTCAGCAAAGTTTTCAGTCATGCCTAGTTCTGCTCTTTTAATCCAATCACGTTCGTATTCTACTGGAATAAAGTCTTCGAGTTCTTCGTCTTTATATTCTGAACCCATCCAATCAAATACCATAGCAGGATCAAACTGCATTTTTTCACTTGCTTTGTAGTATGCTACGTAAGGATCTAAGCCGTTTTTAATTAACTTCATAGCAAGTAATCTAATGTCTAGATATTCATCTTCAATGTCTGTAAATGCACGACTTGTCTTGCCTGTAGTATTAGTTTGTTGATACTTGTCAATTGCTTTACTAGTATCCTTGCTCATATTGCCTAATGCAACCGCTGTGTCTTTAGACATGCCAACAGGACTGTTTTCTTTTAGCTCTGGATGATATTTCCAGTGAACATTTTTTGCATCTTTACTAACTGACTTACCGTCAACTTGAACTTCAATAGGATATTTCTTTTTAGGATCATTATACCAATAGTACGAATCATAACTGCCATCAGCATTACTACGTATAACAAGTCCTCTTGTATATTCGTCATCGTCTGCTTGCAAAACTATATTTTTACCATTTGGTAATTTTAAATCTGCATCAAATTTAACTTTTTTTATATCACCACTATGTGCATCTTCGTCTACGTGTGCATCATCACCCTTACTACCGGCGTCTTGTGTTTTGTAGCCTGCTTTTTTAAGGCCTTTCTTAAGGTGTTTCTTTTCTTTTTCGCCACCGAAAGGAACAACCATTACATCAGGTTCATCTCTGTTGTCGCTCTTTTTTGCGTTAGATAGATTAGAAATTGTTTTGCCTACACGTAGAAAATCGTATGCTGTGTCAGCTTTTGTAAGAAAAGTATTTTTTGGGTTTTTAAAATGATGTGCTTCAAAAACTTCTAGTATTTGTTCTAGTGTATAAGGTAACCTAGCAACATCTGCTTCTTTAATACCCAGCATTTGTAGTGCAGTATATCTATGATGTCCGTTAACAATTCTATTTTTGCTATCAACTATAATTGGATTGTACTCGCCTGCAACAATATTGTCTACTTGCTTTTTAAAGTTTTCTACTATACGTTCCTCTTGTACTGGTATAAGTTTTTTTACGTTTACTGTTTCAAGAGTATGTTTGATATTTTCAAGTTGCTTGTTTTTAATTTGTGGTAGTTCATTGCGATTGTAATTTGCTTTAAGTTTTTTTGTTTTCTTTTTAGGTTTTTTATCTAATGATAGCTTTTTTACATTCATGTATTCGCCACCAACAGGTACATCCTTTGTTGCATTTTGTTTTGTTACAATGCCAACACCGTATTCTTCAATACTGTCTTTTACTTTATTTTTTACATTTTTAGCTTTACCACGTCTGTCCGGATTAGGATCATTCTTTCTTTTTCTTTTCACAGCGTTACTTATAGCTTTTTTACCACCACTTGATCTAAGACTTGCTGCCTTAGACTTGCTTAAACATTTTGGTTTGCCTTCACCTGGTTTAGAATCTCCGCATTTTCCAATGCGTTCGCCTTTTGAATTGTAACGATCCCACCCGCCGCCGCCAGCGCCGCCTTTTTTACCTTTGCCAAACCATGCACGTAGATCTTCTTTTACTAGGATTCCATCGTTGTCCACTGTATGACCATCAGGAATTGGTTTGCATTTTTGATCTGTATTACAAAAGTATTCGCCTTCTTTGCATTGTGCTTCTGCTTCATTCTTTACACAATTAGGCACACGTTTGCCAAACATGGTTTTCATGCCCTTTTTCTTGTAGCCCTTCCAGCAACGTGTTCCTTCTTTAAAATCGTCGAACTTCATTTTTTTGACTTATTGCCCCAATTCTTTGCGCCTACTTTTCGACAGCGTACTAATGCTCCACTTGCATATGCACTTGGCCAAACTTTGTAGCGACTTTTAACTTTGTTATAGCAAGCATCTTTTTCACCTGCAGCTTCGTCAAATTCTGCTTCTGTCATAAGTTGTTGTTCTGTTACTTCATTTACTTTCATTTCACCACACCTTCTTAATATGATATTCTATTGGTTTCAAAAATTTTAATTCGTTTCTATTATTATCTAAATCTTTAAAAATAATGTGCTTTGGTGTTACCTTTACAAGTTTCTTTGCTTTGTATTTAACCTGTTTAGTAGATTCAGTTCTAGTTCCGTCAGCATGAACCAATGTATCATTAGATACTGTTAAAATTAGTTCGTATTCTTCTTTAGTAACTCTTTGCCACCAAGTTTTTAAGCTCATTACTTCCTTCCTCTAAAAGTTGCTCCTGTCATATAAGGTTTACTAAACCAAAGCTCAAACCATTCCTTATCTCCAGGCTTTATATTGTTTTTCTTTTCCTTCTTCTTTAGCTCGTTAGCAGTTTTGCTCATGTTTTCTAGTGTATATTCTGTATAGCCTTTGTATTCATTTACACCTGCTAGCTCTTTAAGTCGTTCGATATTCATTTTTTCTTCTTTAAACGTTTTCTAAGTTTATCACTTATATCTGCTGGATGATCTGGATTGTCTTTGTCTAATGAGTAATATCCTGGTCCCCTAAGTCCCTTTAATACACGCCCAATACCTTCTTGAATATCTTCATCGCTAATAGTGTAGTATCTATTATTACGTGTTTTAATTTTCTTACCACTTAGTTGTTTTAGTATGTAGCTTAACTTTTCTACATCATCCTCTTCACGAGCAAAACGTTCTATTTCTTGTTGTAAGTGATTAACTAACGCACTTTTGTCTAAAACAAGATCGCCTTCGTTAACATTATCTTCTTTAGCAAGTTTTGTTGCTGTTGCATACATTACTGCATCCGCATCTTTGCCATAACGCTTTTTGAATCCGCCTTTAGCTTTCTTCATTCCTTTGACAATACGTTCTTTTTCTTTTTCTTCGCCTTTACTAAGTTCACGCTCGGTAAGTCCCATGCCCTTACGTACTGCGTCATATAATGCATTAGCTAATGACTGATCGACTACACCCTGTTTAAATGTATCAAAGTCATCTGACATCGCAGACGCCCGCATTTTGCTAGCACTCATACCTTCAGCACCATCTGCGTCAGGATCACGTTCGCCTGCACTAACAACACTAATATTATTAAAGTTATAGTCCTTGCCGTTGTATTTGGTAATAAGATTTTTAAAGTCTTCAACTCTATCACTACCTGCTACATATGTAATACTTGTGTAGCCCATTGATTCTAGCTTTTGTAGTGCTTTTATAATTGTGTTTACTTCACTATCTCCAACAGTTACATTAGGAAAAAACTTTGTTGCAAATTTTAATTTAGTTTGAAAATCTAAAGGATCTGTTTTAGGTTTTTGTGTGTGGGTTATAAAAAGGAAAGGATCGCCAGGCTGAGATGCTACAACGTCAACAAGTTTTTTATGTCCAATAGTAGGAGGATTCATTCTTCCGAATGCTAGTGATGCAGCTTTTTCAGCTTCGTATAATTCCCTGAGTAGCATTTAGTATGCTCCGCATTCAATCATTTTCATTTCTTCGCCATATACCTTGTTAATGCACTCATCTCGGTCTTCTAGCTTAAAAATTTTTTCTCTTTTACCTAGTTTAAATTTATTGCAATATAACTCCATAGCTTCGTCAACTATAGGTCCTAATAACTTTTGTGGTGCAATACTTTGTTGCCTACCATAAGCATCTTTCATTTGCATAATGCAAGGAAACATTTTCTTTCTATAAAACATAGGATCATTACGCATAAAGATAGAAAGATCGTCTACCACATCAAATGGCATACGAGCTTCTTCTGGTTTTGTAAACTCGTCTATACGCATTTTACCACTTCCTACATGACCAGTAACGTGCCTTAGTGCGTGGACCTGGATTGTCGCAGTTATGTCTTGCTCTAAAACTTCTACGTGCTTTAGGATTATTTTTTCTAATACGCATGGACTTGCCTTTTACACTTGATCCACCATGGCCAAAGTTAACTTTTTTAACATTACCAGTCTTTGGATCCTTAACGTAAACTTTAAACTTTTTTACGTCACCGGCCATTGGCTTTCCCAATTTTACTTTACGTCCTTGATACTCTGCTTCGTCCATTGGATCGTCATCTTCGTTATACCAAAGCATACCATATTCTTCATAAAACTCGTCATCGTCATCATAAGTTTCTTCGTCAATTGGGTCTGTCATATCTGTACTAATTTCGATATCAAAGTCTTCGAAGCCTGATTCAAACATATAGTTTGCTAAACGATTAGCATACTCTGTTGCTTCATCTTCGTCAAGTAATCTGTCTAAAGGTATTTCAATTACTGTTGCACCTTGCTCTGATTCATACACCTCGTTATTAGGAAGTATAGACTCGTCTAGCTTAGTTATACTCTCGTCTTTTTCCATTACTATTCTTACAAAGTGTTCCATATTATTTCCTCAATGATTCATTACTATTGAATTTACAGTTCCGTCAGTATATGTTATTTGGGCTTTTAGCCATACATAATTTCCGGTAAAATTACTAATAGTACTTCCTGTACTATTTGATAGTGTTATACTGTCAACTTGAAACCAATCACCGTCTACAGGTGTAGTAGTTAATGTAGCTTCTATTTTCATTGTTCCAGTAAATCCAGTATAATTATATTGGACAGTATGCAAGCCGTCGCTACGACCGTAATATCCGTCTCCTTTGAAATGAGAGCTTTCTACTGCTACAGAAGTACTATCTCCTGGGTGGGTGTTTGCTGATAAAATTATTTCACTATTACTGCTCATATAACTATTTATCAATAGTTGGAGGCATATGTAATAATTTGTATACACCGCGTATAGCATGTCCTATTAACATATGTACAATTGATAGCACCTTTTCATCACGTACATGTAAGTAAAACCCTCCCATATGTAGATTATCGTCAATACATTGCAATGCTTTATCACCTATCCTAGACTTATCTCTATTTGCACGTAACCAATTAGCAAAGTCAGGTGATATCTTTTCATCTTTAAGCATTATTCGAAATGGAAACTCTGGAGGGCGATCAACTATAATCGTATCATGTTCTAATAAATGTTTTCCTCTAGAATTTGGTTTCCATATATTTTCTAAAGTATATTGAATACGATTAGTAATGTTATCCAATAAATTATCATCGTTAGTATAGATAGATAAACTAGTTCCGGTTTCGACTCTAACTTTAAAATTTCCGTTTTGATTCTTTAATATTAAGTATAAGTTCTTAGCATCTAAGTAATGATTCATAGGTACTTCACGTTCTGTTCTAAAGAATGTTTGTACTAATGGCTGACCATTACGATAGTTACTAGCAAATTCGTCTAGCTTATCTCTTGTATAAGAAAGATTTTTACTTTTTTGAAGTTCGGCTCTAAAAATATGATTAAGTTCATTATTTAAGGATATTTTATAAAGATACTTTTTATAAAAAAGTTTTTTTGTTTCATGCAGATTCGGTGATTTCATCTTCTACACAATCCAACTGTATCTCTTTATCACGATAATCGATAATGAGTGAACCGCCATTTTTCAGTTTACCAAATAACATTTCTCTTGCTAGTTTACGTTTGATATCTTTATCGATTACTCTTTGTAAAGGTCTTGCACCCATTTTAGGATCAAATCCTTTATCTACTAAGTAATCTAATGTATCGTCTGTAATAGTTAGTGCAATATCTTTATCTTTAACCATGTCCTTTAGCTCAACAAGGAATTTGCCAACAATTTTCATCATTATCTCTTTGCTTAGTTTAGCAAAAGTAATTGTACCATCAAGTCTATTTCTAAATTCTGGTGCAAAGAACTGTTTAAGATCAGTGTCTTCATACTGTTGTTCTAGTTCTCTTGTAAAGCCAATTGAATTTTGTTCAGCTTTATGTGAACCTAAGTTAGTTGTTAAGATAAGTGTACAATTACGTGCATCAGCTACTTTACCATTGGATCCGGTTACTTTACCATTATCCATTAGTTGCAATAAAATTTGAGAAACATCCGGGTGTGCTTTTTCAATTTCGTCAAGTAGCAGTACACAGTTAGGTGATTCCTGTAATTTAGTAATTAGGATGCCGTTATTCTCTTCATAACCTACATATCCTGGAGGCGACCCAATAAGTTTTGCTACACTATGTCGCTCCTGGTACTCACTCATATCAAAACGTATAAGTTTAACACCAAGATTTTTTGCAAGTTGTTTTGCAGTTTCAGTTTTACCTGTGCCTGTCGGTCCCATGAATACAAACGATCCAATAGGCTTATCGTCTGCTTTCAGACCTGCTTGATTTACAAGAACTTTGTCTACAATTTGTTCAATAGCTTCGTCTTGACCATAAACAACCCCTTTAAGATTCTTCTCTAAGTTTGCAAGGCTGTCTGTTTCTTTTTCGGCAATACGCTCTGTTGGCATATCAACTATTTTAGCAAGTTCAAATTCAATATTAGTAGCTTCAACAATTTTTTCTTTGTTTTTACTATCAGTTACTTTGAATCTTGAACACGCAATGTCAATTAGATCTATTGCTTTATCAGGAAGTTTTTTATCGCTTTGATATTTTACACTTAGTTTTATGGCTGTATCAATTGCATCTTCTGTAATAGTAGTGCCATGAAACTCTTCATAATATTTTTTAATGCCTAGTAAGATTTCTTTAGTAGTTTGATTAGACGGCTCACCTATAGTTACTCTTTGAAATCTTCTCATTAATGCACGATCAGATTCAAAATATTTTCTGTATTCTTCCCATGTAGTTGAAGCAACTACTTTTAAGTCTCCCTTAGTAAGAGCAGGCTTTAGCATGTTTGCTAAATCATTTGAATTTCCACCGCCTGCAGCGCCAGCACCATTCATCATATGTGCTTCATCAACAAACATAATAGTTTTACCTTGTTTTGTTAATGCTGATAGTACTAGTTTGAATCGCTCTTCAAAATCACCTCTATACTTTGATCCTGCAAGCATAGCTCCAATGTCAAGGTTATATACTTTGTACTCTTTTAAAAAGCTAGGAACATTATCGTTTTCGATATTATATGCAAGTCCTTCAGCAATAGCAGTTTTACCAACACCAGGATCACCTACCATTAGCACATTATTTTTTTGTCTACGTCCTAATGCTAATGCTAAACTTTCTAATTCAGTTGAGCGACCTATAATAGGGTCAATTTTTTGTTTTTTTACTTCTTCGTTTAAATTAGTAGTAAATGCACGTAGAGCACGTTTTGCTTCGCTAGAAACTTCGTCCTCCTCTAACAATCCTTCTTCTATTTCATTATGTAAAAATTCTCCAAACTTGGATTTATCAATGCCGCCTTTTTCTAGATAAAATACTGAAATAGATTTTCTTTCATTAAGCATACTCAATACTACGTCAGTTAATTCAATAGTATTCCTGCCTGCAAATAAAACTTGTGTAAATGCTCTATTAAGAACTCTTTCTACAGTATGCGTTTTTTTAGGTTTAACTTTATCATTATCAGTAATAATTTCAGTCAAATTATTTTTAAGATAGTGTTCAAGATTAGATTTGATATATTCTATGTCTGCTCCAAACATGCCTACTATATTACAGAACTTTTCTTCACAAAAAATAGCATAAAGCAGATGCTCTAAAGTAACATACTCATGCATAAGCTTTTTAGCATCATTAATTGCTTTATCAAATACTAACTGTAACTCTTTACTTGGTTCGACCATACTATTTTATCTCATCTCTTAATTGTTGTATTTTATTTAACAGACTTTCGTCATTAATTTCAGGTGTTTTAACGTCAATAATAACGTGTATATTTCCCCTGCGTCTTGTATTAATATCGGGTATACCATACTCTGGAATACTGAATCTTTGTCCTGGGTTTGTGCCTTTTGGTATAGTTAATTTAACGTTTCTATTGTCTAATGTGTTTACTATTATAACACATCCTAGCAATAAGTCAAACAAATTTATGGTTTTTCTTGTAATTAAATCATTATTTCTTCGTTCCCAACCAGATACAGGCTTTACTTGTACAACAACATGTAAATTTCCTCTTCTTAGTTCTCTGTGCCTATCATCACCTAATCCTTCATATTGGATAGTATCACCATCTCTTGCACCAGGAGGAACATCTATGTTTATAGTTTCAATTCTGCCAGAACCTAGTTGTATTTGAGCGACTAAGCTTTTGCCTAATACTACATCTCGCAAATCTATTTGTGCTGCGATACGCATATCTTGATTTCTAGGTTGCTGCCTTTGTCCGAATGGACTATTGCCTGAAAACATATCAGCAAACGGTGTACCAGCAAATGGGTTGCCACCTGCAAAGTCGTTTGAATTAAAATTAAAACCCTGTGGACCAGCTTGCTGAGGATCAGCAGTTCCGTATTGATCGTACATTTGACGCTTTGATGGATCTTTTAATGTACTATATGCTTCGTTAATTTTTTTGAACGTATCTTCGTTACCACCCCGATCAGGGTGATGTTGCATGCTAGCTTTTTTGTATGCTTTTTTAAGCTCTGCGTCAGATGCTTGTTTGCTTACGCCAAGTATATTATAAAAGTCGCTCATACTACTACTTATTTGTAGTAGTATTTGCGTTAGCTAGTCACGATTCTTTTTTAGGACCGCCTGCGTTTGAGTTTACATATAAACCAAACCACGCTGCGCCAGCACCTACAACAACACTTACAAGTGCTGCTTGTTCTGCTACTGGTGCTTGTAAAGCCATGAACCAAGTTACTACTCTCCAAAGCAAGTATATGTACATTGATATAAATGCTCTTGGAAAAATTCTCCAACGACTAAAATATTCAGGAGCAATCCATAACCAACCTTCTTTAGAAACTGGTCTAGTTTTCCACCATCCATCTGAGTCAGCCGGTGCAGGAGCATCTGCTTCTAATGCTGCAATTTTATCACGCATTGCATCATATTCTGCTCTATCAACATTTACTGTGTTCTTTCCCTCTGCCATTATTTCTTTCCTCCGTTTTTAATTTTGTGAATTTCTTGTGCATTTTCTTCTATCTTAGACTCGTTATGCACAGGCTTTGTATCAAATATAACTTTTTCAAGTTTTAAAAATGGAATACGCTCATTAGGAACATATCTCCATACATAATCTCCGTCAAACTCACCAGAAGTTTTAGTTACACCGAATACTGTTTGGGTAATTCCAATCTTTACAATTAATGCACGTTCACCATCAAGTATAACTTTATCACCTTCTTGAAATTGCTTGTTCATACTGAAAGATAAACCTTTAGCAATCTTACTTGCGAAGTCTCTGAACCACAAGGTAATTACTACCATTACAAGTACACTTATAAATGGCATTATTAGTAAAGTTATATCATTTGCTAGTGTTGCTACATCCATTATTTCATTTTCCATTACCCTTACCTTTCTGTAACCTTCTGATCTCTAACTCAAGATAGTTAATTCTTTCTTCGAGCTCATCAGTCCTCTTCGCTACATTTGGATATTTTGATCTCCATGCAATATCCTCTTTATTGAGAATATCTATGCCATAGCGATCAGTTGCCCAATTCGCTATTGCTTCGTATTTTTTATAGCACCAAATGCCTGCTTTTGTATCTTTGAACCACCTGGTAGTAGCTGCTCCAAGCAGACTGCCTGCGATACTCGATACCAGCCATAACCACATTTAGTACTCCTGTTTAGTTATATGTATTTATAACTATTTGGAGTAATTATTTGAAGGGATTTAATTTATCTAACACAGATTCTTTTTTACTATTAGCATCTTGTTGCGAATCAATTTCATCTTGTGTAGATTCAATTTGTTGATTAGCACTATCTAATGCATCACTTGATGCTTCATAATATTGTCTATATGCAGCAATAATAGTCTGTTGCTGTTGCACCATTGCTCTAATTGCACTAAAGTTTGTACTTAAATTTTCATATCCTTGTCCGGATAATCCAAAGATAGCAAGTGGCTGTCCTGAAGTTTTTAATTCTGCAATAACTTCTTCAAGATTTTCTTCTGTTACAATAATCCACTTTACTTCTTTCATAGTAACTTGGTCAATTGGTGGTACAATCAAGGTAGGTTTTTCAATAGGCTTTGTACTTACTGTTATGCTCGGCGGTAAACTAGCACAACTACTCAGCAGTAGTAGGGCCAGGCCACAACCAAGGACATTCTTTGTTGAACGATGTAGCACTTTTTGCCTCCTTTTCTTTATCGTTTAATTCTGCACCGCTTAATATTTCAAAACATCTATTAGCATTAACAGTTCCTCTGTTAATTAACCTTTTAATACTCTTAGGTCTTTCTGCAGCTAATACATTTATATCATGTTCTGCTAGCTTAGTTGATAGTACATTATTTTGAGCTCTTGTAGCTTGAAACTCTGCATTAACTTCTTCTAAGTTTTTTTGTAGAGCTATATAGTTTTCTTTTTGTACTCGTAATGCTTCTTCATTTTGTTGTGCAGCTTGTTCGAACTTTAAGGCATTCAATCGATGAATTTCTGAAGTTTTTTGTAAGTTAGTTACATATGTGTAGGCTCCCCCTGCTCCTGCGAGCAGCATCAGGATGAGCACTATTTTAATTGATCCGAACATAAAGTTAGTTATCCAAAGTTAGACCATTTTGATAGCTAATTCGGTTGTCTCCGTTACTCTACGTGTCCAACCTCTACCAAAGGTTTCAAAAGTTTTTAATCTTTCGTAGTATCCTTGACGTGCTTCTTGAAAGTTTTTAACAGCACCTTCAGCACCTACTTCGTCAACGTAATTCCATACTGCTTTTAACGTATTTGGTCCAATACCACCGTCTACTGTAGTACCAATCATTTTCTGTAGGTACTTGGCTGACCGGCCTGTTCCAGCATTAACGCCAAAATCAAACACACATAAGTCTAAGCCTTTAGGTAGATCGTCGCATTTCATTCTATCCCAATAGTTTTTTCTATAGATAGGAGCAACGTCTTCGACTAATAAGTCTTTCATATTTTTATTTCCGCCCCATTCGTCGTAAACTCTTTTTGTAACACCCAAGTTAGTTTCTCCACCCGGATCTTTAGGATGGTTTACATATCCACCTTCATGATGTAGTATAGTTTCTAAACATTTATCGTAATTTTCTTTAGCCACACTGTGTCCTTTCTTTACTCATTGCAGTCACAGTCATCGCACGTAGCAACAACATCAGTTATATTACCTTCTGTATCTCGTAGAAAGTAAGTTATTTCGTATCCTTCGTGACACGGTTGGCCACAATTTCTACATCTCTTTAGTTCTTCATCGGTATATTGTTGTACCGCCATAATGCCTCCTTACACAACTACACGTTCTAATACTAATGTACTACCACTATTATCAAAAGTTAGTTTATTTCCATATTTGGTAATATTGTAATCACCTATATATTTGCTTAAAAAGATAATTTCAGCAAAATCATCTGCATTAAAAGATTCTTTAATATTTTTTATTGTTTGTACAGTAGGACCAAAATCTACAAATTTAAATTGTATAGGATCTGCGTATTTTTTCTTAATTGTAATTTTATTACCTGTCATTGCAATAGATTCTACAAAACTTTTGTTGAAAAAATCTTTATAATTGTTAAGAATGTCTTCATTCATACCTTTTTGGTCAACGCCGTATAAGTCTGGATCTAAAGGCATAACTTCTTCTAGTGCTTCCTGTGTTAACCCTTGACTGCGAAATTCTTTGTGATATCTAAATCTTAAATCTTTTACACCAGATAGATTTTCAACACCATTTGCTAGTTCCATTATATTTTCGCCAGCCTGATTATCTCTTTCTATTTCAACAAATACTTTATATGTACCGTCTACTTGTTCGCCGGTAGTTTTATCTGCATCTAAAACAAAAGAATAACCTCTTTCAAAAAACCCTGCTAAGTCATCTGCTGATTCTTTAGTAACAGTACTAAAGGTAACTGTAATAATATCAGCATCGTCTCCCATTTTTGACTTATCAGAGTCGATCTCTATTACTTCACTTACTAAATCTTGTAAATCATTTTGTTGTAGTGTCATTATGTACTCTCAACTTCATCCATAGTTTCTGCTGCTACTTCCTCTGCTGGCTGAGCCACTGGTGGCGGGCTTGCGGGAATGTTTAACGGATCCATAATCGATTCGTCTCTATATCCTGTATAGATATCTGCAATTAATTTTTTAGGCATTTTAATCGTTACAATCCAGATAGGATTTCGATCAAGTTTACCTTTCTTTGTTCCCGGGCGAATATCGTCAGGTTCTTCAATTTTTCTTGGTACAATTAAATGTGACTTTGAATAAGATACCTTGCAATCATAATCTAATAAACGCTTTCCACCTTGAGGATCTGGCATTTCGTCTTGTGGCCACATAAAACAACATGTAACCCAGTGCCTATCTATTTTAGGTCCTTCGCACAGTTCGCCTTCTTTCCAATTTTTATACACATAGATATCTAATTCATCTAATACTCTTTCAAAGTCTTTAAGAACTTGAAAAGAAGTATTTGAATCGTATATAGACTCAATGTTTTTTATAATATCTAAAACGTCTTGCATATGAATTTCCAATTATTTGCTATAGTTATTTATCGACTTTTTAGAGTTAACTTGTCTTTTTTCGGCGGATGGAAGAAAGCTAAATATTAATGTAGGGACGATAAGCCTTACGGTTTATTAGACTTACTTCTTTAATATCCCAAAGGAGGACACTTTATGGGTGCTAAACGAGCTTCTCGTAAGAGAAATCAAAATAACAACTTTTCAAATGTTGTACAACTAAACACATCATACACAAAACAAAAACAAAAACACGTTACAATACTCCCCCGAAATAGAAATCAAGAAACTTATGTTCTAAAACTGTTAGATGACACCAAGGATATAGTCTTCGGAATCGGACCAGCTGGTACAGGTAAAACACTACTAGCAGTTCAGGTCGCAGTTAAACAATTTCTCGAAGGGAAAATTGATAAAATCATTGTTACTAGACCAGCTGTGTCTGTAGACGAAGATTTAGGATTCTTACCAGGTACGCTAGAACAAAAGATGGCGCCTTGGACTAGACCTATTTTCGATGTATTGCGTGAATATTTCCAAGCAAAGGAAATTGAAGGTATGATAGAAGAAGGAATTATTGAAATTGCACCGCTTGCATATATGCGTGGGCGTACTTTCAAAAGAAGCTTTATTCTAGCAGATGAAATGCAAAACGCAACCCCTAATCAAATGAAAATGTTGCTTACTAGACTAGGTGAAGAAAGTCAAATGGCTGTTACTGGAGATTTAGCACAAGCTGATCGGAAAGCAGATAATGGATTAATTGATTTTACTAACTTACTAGCTAAAAGTAATTCAACACATTTGGACATAGTCCACTTCGCTCAAGGAGACATTGAGCGCCATAACGCTGTTAAGGAGGTGTTACAAGTTTACGGAGATGAATAAAATAATTGGGGGATTCGTCCCCCAATTATATTACTACGTAGATTAATCCGCCGACAATACTAAGCCCAATACTTACTAAAATTCCTATTAGTATTACGTCAGCTAAAAACTTTTTGCGTTCAGCTAAAGCTCTTGCAGCCTGTAAACGTCTTTGTCTTTCTTTTTGTCTTGTCCTCATCATAGATTTATACACATCACCTTGACCTGAATACACAAACAATTCTCGTAATTGTTTTTCCATGTCTTTTGTTTTATGCTCAGCTAATGCTACTTCTAGTGCATACGACTCGACAGATTGTTTGGAAAACATTTTACTGCCAATAGTAGGATTTTCAGATTCTGTTTTAGCTGTATCTATTTTATCTTTAGCATCAAAAAAGGTAGAGAACTGACTTGCTAAGTCTTGAGCTTCTCTACCAGCTTTTAACCCTTTGGATATTACATTAACGGCTTTGGAAGCTGCCGCTATCGCCAAAGATATTTCAACCATTACCTCGTTGAAAAATACATAGTGATTTCAAATCCAAGTCTTATATTTTCGTAAGTTGGTTTAGTCCACATAATTCTTCTCCTCTATAAGTTTTTCCACGTAAATGCTCCAAAGAACATTTCATCTTCTGACATTTGCCCCCAAGGTACACTTCTGCTTGGATCAGGATTCATAGGATTATCTTCTGAATTATCAAATGCTCCTTCTACATGCAACACAGTACCTGCAGGGATAAATTTAGGTTCACGCCAAGTATATGAAAGTTGCCAAGCATAGTCATATTTGGGAATATCTATTAGTTCTTCCCATGTTCCATCTGGATAATATGCTGTTGCTTTCATGCTTTTACCACGAAAATGCATATGCGGTAAAAATGTATGTAAGTTTACATTGTTTTGTACAGTTATTTCAGCTTTTTGTACAAAGTTAGGATCATAAGGAGGTATATTTGTCCAAGTGTTAGGGAATATACAAGCACAATCACCTGCCATTCTTTCTTGAGGTACTACTCCCTCATCATGAAAGTATAAACCAATCCTTGCTTTGTCTGTTCTAGCAGTTCCGTCTGGTGTATAGTGTAACTGTAGATTTACAATTGATCCTGCACGTAGTAACCCACCAGTATTTTCGTCATAGTATTCTGGATCGCCGCCAGGAACATATGCACTAATAGTTGCATAGTTCATATCTCCTTGGCCTTCGCCTTGTGCGCCTAAAAGATTCATATTTCGTTCGCCAGGTAAACTTACTGTATTAAGCATATGATGCATTACTGTAGGCTCGCTTGGTAAAAACTGTGATCCACGTAGCCAACGATCCTCTGTTAGTCCTAGGTCTGCTTGTGTGTATCTATAAGGTATTGCATTAGGTCCAAGTGTTCCTATTGCTGGTATTTCTTGTGCTGGTACCTCAATAATCATATCAGGTTCACCATGTACCCATTCTGAAGTTGAGTATACTGTTTCTGTTAGAGGATCTCTATCACCTTCTACAGGAGTACCTGCATCAATCCATTGTACAATAGTCTCTATTTCTGTATGACTTAGTGTCCTGTGGTTTATAATACGGTCTGCATACACAGGATTTATTTGTCCTGGTGGCATATGTTTAGTTTCAATAGCTTCTTTAATTGCAGGAGCAAATGCTTGTAGCATTTTATAGTTAGTCATTGCCCACGGTGCTATACCGTTTTCTCTATGACATGCTTGACACTGCTCTACAAATATAGGTGCTACGTTTTCAGCATAGTCTATATCTACATCTTCATGTGCATATGCAACAGATGTTAATAAACTACCTACTAGCAATATTAATTTTTTCATTCCTTTCTTCCTTTAGTTTCTCATATCCTTCTTCGTCTAGATGTGTAATAGCAAGCCAAGCATGTGTCATTTCATCACCTGTTCTTGATCCTCCCATTACCCACATATCAGGGTCTGGATTGTTTGGATTGTTTGCAGTATTATCGTACCACTGCTTTAATATAATAACTGCTCCTGCAGGTATTAATGGTGCTACGTCTGGTTCGTACAAATGGCTGTGATGCCATGTTGCACTCCAATTACTTACTTGGCTAATCTGTTCTGTACGTCCTGTGTTAGGATAGAATATTTCCAAACTTGCTGCGTTCATACGCAAGTGTCCGTGCGGTTGAAAACTATCTAATCTTACAGGATGATCAAAACTGTGAAACCCTTGGGTCATATGAAAACCATGCGGGGGGATAACTATATCTGCCTGATCTCCTAAGCGATATAAACTTAAATCTTGTTTGTATTTCAGTTCTTGGCTTTCCTCTTCGCTGTATAACCAAAGACCAATTTCCACTACGTTGTCTCGAATAACTGATCCTGGTGCCATTGCTCCAAGTCCACCTGGGAACATATGTATGTCCCAACGTACTTGCGAGTTCGCCGGTAGTGTACGACATACTCCTTCTGGAACAATCTCTCCCCACTTTCCCATAGCATACTCCGTGAGCATGCCTTCACGACCTCCGTCGATCACAACATTAGAGTTTGCATGATGTACAACTGATTTTGCATCACCTCTAGGCTTTACTTGGACTGCTTTTATACATCTATCTTCAGTTAGCCCTGTTGGTACTAGGTGCTTATGCCACAGATCGTTACCACTTGCTGGAATATCTATTGGAACGCTAGGAATAATTAGATTAGGTTGACCAAGGTCACCAGCAAAATTCCATTCGTCAGGGTCAGCAAGATTTGGAGGTTGGACGACTATATCGTTATCTCCATATTGGGAGCCTGAGTCAACCCAAGCTACTACAGTATCTATTTCTTTTTGTGACAGTCGCCAATCACCTTGTAGGTCTTGTATGCCTATACCGTGATCGTATGCATACGGTGGCATTTCTCTATTAGCTACTTTCATTTGTATTAAAGGTGCCCACGGACGAACTGCTTCATAGCCTACAAAACTCATAGGACCAATGCCGCCTGGACGATGACATACTACACAATTGTCGTTTATTATTTGTGCAACACTATCAGTATAAGTCTGAGCAGATAATGTCATTGGGAATAGCACAGCGAACGCTGCGATTAATTTTCTCATAGTAATTCTCCTGGAACTTACTAATATTTAAGCACATCTTTTTAAAAATGCAACCTAAATACTAGCTTTGTTACAAAAGATTACATTTAGTCTAGGTCGGAAGGAACATCAGTGTCGCGGGCGTCAACTATATAGTTGTTTTTTTCATCTGCCATAAAGAAGCGCCAGCCTTTGAATGTAAGTACTGCTGTTTTTATTAATGAATGATATCTTCGACTTGTTGTTTTACTGATATCACCTGTTCTTGCTACTACAGTTTCTCTGGGATATGGTATAACTTGAACCAAAGGAGTGCCTTGTTTGATAACAAAGTCTTTATTTGTTTTTAGCATTATGTTTATTGGAGTTTGACCTGGTCCTTTATCGTGATTGATAGAACCAGGAACAGCTTCAAAGTAAGGATTTTCGTGAAAAAGCATTGGCAAGTATGTTGTACTCCATCCTTTTTTAGTATACATAATCCACGGATTATCTAATTTGACCGGAGTTTGTAAACTAAATCTTGTATTTAAAAAATCTCCCATTTGCTCTTTACTGTGATATGCGTGATTGCAATCTGGATCAGAGTATGTAACATGGGGATGGTCGTTTATTATTTTAACATCAATGTCACACCAAGCAGGTATTACAAATCCTTGTCCTATATAATGTTGCAACCCCGGACAAATTTTGACACTGTAAACATTTTGTTTTTGAAATTCTCCCTTATGTAAAACTGTAGGAAGATTTTTAAATTTTTCTGGTATAAATTCTGCCGCGGGTCTAATTGGGCTATACTTCCGTGTTGCCCAATTTTCACATTCAAATAATATAGTTGGTTCTGGTTTCTTTTTAAACATCAAAGTTCCTCAATTAGTGGAAATATCTCAGCAATAATCTTAGCACACTCTTTTGCAATATCCATATGTTCTTTTTGTGTACCATTTGCACTACGAAGATCGATATAATGTACCCAACTGCGTAATGTGCCATTCATATATAATGTAGTTTTTGTTAAACCTTCAGGCAATACTTTACGTGCTACTTCTTTGGCAATACCTGCTTTTATAGCCCAATCATATGCTCTTCCTGCTGTATAACAAACATCTTGTTGTAGTTCTTCCCAGCGATTAATAAGCTCAGGCATTCCCTCTTCACCGAGATCAATGTCAATCGAGTTTTGTCTATTCTTAGTGTCTTGCAAACGTGCTTCGCTAGTAACAAATACTTCTCCTTGTTCTTTGGGATCTGCATAACGCTGACTAAACTCTTGGAATGCAAAGCTACGATGTCTAACTATTTGATGTGCAATATCTCTAGTAGTTTCAATCTCTAAAACAGCATTTACCATTTCTAATGGTGACCAATGTTGATGTTTGATCAGGTACTTAATAAGCTTTTCACTAGTTTCACTGTTAATTTGTGCTGAAGGATTACTTACCCTAGCACAAAATGCAATTAAATCTTGAACATTTTCAAGTCCTTCGTCTAAAAATTCCTTGCTGGGTGCATTATAACTTACTAATCTAACGGCCAAAGTGCTTCTCCTTTATATGTACTATATAATTTATCAGTTTTTTATTGTTAATCGCCTTCTCCTGGCTCCTCTGAAAAATGTTCTTCAAATTTGTTTTCTACTCCATCCCAATCAGCTGCATCAGCTGGTGCTTCTTTCTTTTCTGTAATGACGGGCCATATTAAACTGTACTTAGAGTTAATTTCTAACAAATCAATTGAATGATTACTAGCTTCTGCATCTGGAATAATAGCATCTACTGGACATTCTGGCACACAAACTCCACAATCAATACATTCATCTGGATTAATAACAAGCATATTCTCACCCTCGTAAAAACAATCCACAGGACATACTTCTACACAATCCATATGCTTGCACTTAATGCAATTTTCATTTACAAGGTAAGTCATTAATTAGTATCCCTTTACGACTTGTTCAAGCCATGTTGTTAGTATGTACTTATCCTCCTTTCCAATAGGGGGATTTCCTCTGTGAGAATGAGTCCAATCTGCCGGCCACATAAGCACTCTACCTTGCTTAGGACTAATACGTTTGTTTTGGTATAAAAATTCTGTTTCGCCTGCTTCGTCGATGTCATTTAAGTATAATTGTACAACAACTTTTCTTGGAGACCTTTCTCCAATAGACTCGTAATGCCAGTTATGAAAGCCGCCACCTGGTTTTATTTTTTTCATTTTTAAACCAGCACCTTGCATGTCCATATTAATTAATGTGCTAAATTCTTTTAAATAAATTGGAAATAATTGCTTCCATATGATTTCAAAAAAATGATCTACAAAAGAAGGATGCACATCGTGAAGTGTCTTTGGATCATCTAAAAATATTTCTTCCATATCATTGTCGTGTTTTAGTCCTCGTGTAGGAGAAATAAATCTATTGCCTTTGAGATTAAAATATTTAATTAAATCATTACAATAATTTTCATTAAATGCATTATCAAATATTCCAATAAAGCCTTCTTTTTTAAAATCCATTATAGCCTTGCCAATCTAATTAGCGTTGCTGCTAGGTTAATCTCCGGATCAGCTACTAACGTATGATCAACTAAGCCCTGTTTAATAGTTAGAACTGCTGTGTCTTGCTTTTCTTCGTCACCAAATAATTCAATATTATCATATAACCAGCGGTAAATCTCTTCCATTTCTTCTGGACGGACTGCGCCACACAATAGCTTACGTGCTTCTTGTATTTTACCAGCTTTGAACAATTCAACCATATCAAGCTTCCAATCTGCTTCGCCTGTGTCGCCTTCATTGGGTTTTAGTAAACTGTTGTCTTGCACATTCATTTGTACTGTATTAATACACTTACGTAAATCAGGATATGTTGCTTTTACATAGGTATCGAGCGTATCCAGATCAGGAGTAACACCTTCGGTAATAAGGATTTCAGCAACTCTAGCTGTGAATTCAGTTTGGTCAATTTTAGCAATGTGGAAACCTTGGCACCTACTATGCAAAGCGGGTATAACACGATTTGGATAGTTACAAGTAAGAATGAAACGAGCAGTAGTATGATACTCTTCCATAACACCACGCAATGCCGCTTGAGCGTTGGGAGATAAGTAATCAGCTTCATCTAATAATACAACCTTAAAGTCCCCAAATGGGATCATTTGTACAAAGTTTACAATTTTATCACGTACATCATCTACAGAATTTGTACGTGATGCGTTTATTTCTAATATATCTAAATCATTTATTTCAAGTTCGTTAAACAATAGTTTTGCAAGTGTAGTTTTACCAATACCTGCATTACCGCTAAACAACAAATGCGGAATAGTCTTTTCTTTAATCCAAGTTTTTACTTGTGATCGTTGTGCTTCATCACGAAACACATAACCATCAACTGTTTTCGGTCTATATTTTTCTACCCATAAATCTTTCAACGTTGCACTCCTAGTTCTTTGTATGCTACTTGTACTGATTTAGCCTGAAAGTATGCATCTGCTAGTGCATTGTGGAGATCACTTTGCATTGCTTTACGCGGATCTACTTTACAACAACTAAACAGTGTGCGACTATCTTTGACTTGCCAAAATTGCCATGGAATAGGACGACTCCAATTTCTATATAGGTCTTCTAAAATTGTAATATCAAATCCATAGCCATGACCCCAAATAGTGTCAACACCAACTAACCATTTTGTTAGCTGATCTAACATTGTATCTACATCCATGCGTCCTGCTTCGGAGAATGCTTCTTCCATTGCTTTAGGATCTTGTTTACTCCACCATTCAATCGTGCTATCACTAGCAGTCCTGCCAGCACTATCTTGCTGATCAATATCAGGTTTAATGTATAGTTCAGAATGAGGTTCGTCACTAGTAAGTGCATTAAATTTTACAGCACCTAAACTAAGTATTTGGCAACTTGGTTTAGTATCTAGTGTTTCTAGATCAATCATTGCATGTATAGCCATTATTTAATTTTCCTATTTTCTTGCCCAATACCAGATAATATAAGAAGTATGTATAAGATAGGCCACCACCATCCTGTTAAATAATCAGTTAAATGAAGTGTCATTAATACAACGCCTGTTAGGCCAGTTGTACCTAAGCCACTAAGTTGTGTAGGTAATTTCATACAAACTCCTCATTAGTATTATTATTATAACTTATAATGCGGAGTTTGTCAAGCGGTTTTATTACAAATCGCCTTCTTTTCTATTTTCGGAGTAGTGTGCGTCAAAGTCGCCGCCTGGATAACGTGCTTTTAGCTTGTCAATATTCATTTGGATTACTTCGTTTGGATCAATATTAAGAGCCATACAGCCTTGCATCCAGTACCACATAACATCACCTAGCTCACGTTGCATGTGCCAAATGTTATCTT